TTCCTCAATTCCCTGACGCCCTTAGTGATCACGGAAAATAACTGGCAGGGGGTGGACCCGGGGCCGTTCAAGCTGGCCTATTTGCGCTATGGCGCCAAGAGCGGCCACGACACCCGGAACGGGGTCCTGCGGGTCTGCGCCTACATGTATTTATTCAAAAATTACGCCCTGAAGGATTGGGCGGTGTTCAACGAGATCTTCGGCATGCCCCTGCGCCTGGGGAAATACGAGGCCAGCGCCACCCCGGCGGACCGGGAGGCGCTGCGGGCCGCCATCTCCTCCCTGGGGAGCGACGCCGCCGGCATCATCTACAAGAGTACCGAAATCGAATTCGTGGAGGCCGCGGGGCGGCTCTCCGGCATCACCAATCCCTACCAGGTGATGGCCCTGTTCTGCAACCGGGAGATGTCCAAGGCGGTGCTGGGGCAGACCCTGACCACCGACACCGAGGGCTCCACCGGCACCTACGCCGCGGGCAAGGTGCAGGCCGAGGTGCGCCGGGACCTGCTGGAGGCCGACGCCGAGGCCCTGGCCCAGACTATGCGGCTCCAGGTGCTGCGGCCCCTGGTGGGCTTCAACTTCGGCTGGGAAAAGGCGGTGCCGGGGTTTAGTTTTATGATCCAGGACGCCCCGGACTTGAAGACGGACTCGGAGGTTTGCAAGAACCTGGCGAGTATCGGCCTCCGCATCCCGGTGAGCTACATCAACGAGCACTTCGGCATCCCGCTGCCGCAGGAGGGAGAGGAGACGGTGGGCGGGGCGCCGCCGGCCGCGCCGGTCCCGCCTGTGCCTCCCGGGGCGCCGCTCGCCGCCATGCGGGCGGTATTGCCGCTGCGTCAGGGAGAACTGGAATTAATCCCCCAGGACGCCCAGGTGGTGCGCACCCACCGGGAATTGGAGAACCTGACCCAGGCGGCCCTCTCCGCCTCCAGCCAGGCGGTGGCCCAAATGCTGGCGCCGGTCAAGGCATTCATAGACCGAGGCGCCTCCCTGGAGGAGATCCGGGACGGCCTGCTGGCGGTTTACAAAGACCTTCCCACCGCGGACCTGGCGGAGTTGCTCTACCAGGCGATGGTGCTGGCGAATCTGAGGGGGCGGCTGAATGAATAGGGGTCAGGAAAAGATTGATTCACGGCAGGAGCAACTCAAACAGGCAATGCGTTGCACCTGCCGGGGATGCGGTTGTCAAGCCTGTGGCGGCTTATATTGGCTCTCTCTGGCAGACGCCATAAGGTGGAACATGATTACTGAAGAAGAGGCGATCTCAAAAGGGTTGCTTTCTCCCGAAAGTGGGGAGATCTCGCGAGGCGGCCGCATTGCGGATGCCTCCAAAAACGATGGAAGTGGGGGGCCGTCCCTAAATGATAGCAATAGGGATCCGGGTGCTGGGTAATGTCTGATTTCCAAGGACATTTTGAAGTAGGTCAGATGCCGCCTTTTGCCGAGGCGGTGGCCTGGTTCCTGGACAAGGAGATCCTCACCCGGGAGGATTTCAATAAATTGGCGGCGGAACTGAAAGGCAAGGCCTTCACCGCAGCCCGGGTGCTGGCCGCGGATGAGTTGCAGGCGGTGTACGACGCCTGCTTGGCGGCCATCGAGCAGGGGATGACCCTGAGTGATTTCGTCAAGGCCACGGAGGAGATTTTGACCCGGCCCTGGCACCGGGAGACGGTGTTCCGCACCAACGTACTGAGCTCCTACGGCGCCGGACATTGGGAGCAGGCCCAGGAGATCCGGAGTCTCAGGCCCTACGCCCGCTACTCCGCGGTGATGGACGGCCGCACCCGGCCTAGCCACGCGGCGCTGCACGGGCTGGTCTATCCGCTGGACCACCCGTTCTGGCGCACCTACTGGCCACCCTGGGATTACAACTGCCGCTGCGCCGCCATCACCCTGTCGCAGTGGGAGGTGGACCAGGGCGGCCTCCAGGTGCGCCAGGGAGGCATCGGGCACCTGCCCCAGCCGCAAAACGATTTTGTCTCCCCGGCCGCGGGCGGGCGTTGGCAGCCGGATTTCAGCAAATACGCCCCGGAACTGGGGGCGGCGCTGCAACAAAGCGTGGAGAGGGCAATCTATGAGTGAGCGACCGATCATTCTGGTGCTGGCAACCCAAGGCCAGGCACCGGATTGGCTCCGGGTGCTGCCCCTGGGCAAAGTGGAATTGCGCGACGGCCGGCCCGGGTTTGAGGCCGACGCCGCGGACCTGGAGGCGCTGGTGCGCAAATTCCGGGCCGACGGGGTGGACCTGGTGGTGGATTACGAACACCAGACCCTGGGCGGCGAAAAGGCGCCGGCCGCAGGCTGGATCAAGGAGTTGGAAGTCCGGGTCGATGGCTTGTACGCTCGGATTGAATGGACCCAGACGGCCCGGCAGCACATTGAGGCCGGGGAGTACCGCTATTATTCGCCGGCGCTGCGCGTCAACTCGGAGACCCGGAAGGTCGAAGCCCTGCTGCACATGGGTCTGGTGAACGATCCGGCCATCAAGAATCTGGCCCCCCTGTTGGCCGCCAAATACGGCGGCATCGGGGAGCCGGAGATCTTTGTTCTGGCCGCGGAGGGAGACGCCCAGGCGGCCCAGGAGGCCCGGGCCAAGAAATACGGCATCGGCGTCAAGGCGGGCGGCCACGTCACCAAACCGGGCGAATGGAGCCAGGTGCCGGACGAGCAGTTCGCCGACCCGGTGAATTACCGTTATCCCATGCCGGACCGGGCGCAGTGCCAGGCGGCCTGGTCCTACTGGAATCAAACCAAAAACCAAGCGCAATACTCGCCGGAGGAGCGGGCCAAGATCACCAACCGCATCAAGGCCCGGGCCCAAGAGGTGGGAATGCAAATATCGGCCAAAGAGGAGGCGACAGCCATGTTAAAATTGAAAGCGAAATTGGGGTTAAAGCCGGAGGCCTCTGAAGAAGAGCTGCTGGCCCTGGTGGACAGCCGGGCCCAGGAGGCGGTCGCCTTTAAGGATATGACCGCCGACCTGATCAAGGAACTGGCCCTGCCGGCGGAAACCACGCCGGCCCAACTCAAGGGGGCCATCCTGGCCCTGAAGCAGGGGCAGGACCAGTTGACCGGTTTGCAAAAGGATTTGGCGGCCCTGAAGGACGCCCAGGCCAAGCAGCAGGCGCAGCAGGCGGTGACCGAGGCCCTGAAGGCCGGGAAACTTCAACCCACCCAGCAGGAATGGGCACTGGCCTACGCCGCCCGGGACCCCGAAGGGTTCAAGGCCTTCATCGACAAGGCCCCCAGGCTGGTGCCGGTGGGGCAGGAGCTGAAGATGGTAAAGGATGGCGACAAGGGCGCCACCGGCCTGACGCCGGATCAAACGACCATCTGCCGCCAGATGAACATCAAACCCGAAGACTTTAAGGGCACCCAAGAGCAGATGGCCCAGGCGGCCGGGTAAAGGAGGAATGAGAGATGGCTTTAACGGCTGATCGAGAAATCGTCTATCGGGAAGGTCTGGACATTGAATACCCGATGGCCGCGGTAGAAATTTTCGCCGGGTCGATGGTGTGCACCAATGCCAGCGGCTATGCGGCGCCGGCGGCGGATACGGTCAATTTTAAATTCGTGGGCGTGGCCCTGGAGTGGAAGGACAATTCCGGCGGCAATGCCGGGGATAAGAAGATCCTGGTGCGCCGGGACGGGATCTTCCAGTTTGACGCCAGCTCCATCGCCCAGGCCAGTGTAGGCGCCGACATGTATGTGGTGGACGACCATACCTTTGACGAGTCCGACCCCGGTCAGGGCATCAAATGCGGCAAACTGGTGGCGGTCGAGTCCCAAACCTTGGGTTGGATCGCCATCGGCCGGCGGTTGGCCACGGCCTATACCGGCGCCGCCGATGCCTTGACGGTATCGGATGCGGGCGCCCACTTCGCCGCCGCCGTAGCCACGGTTGCCCAGCAGATCCAGGACCTGGCCAAAGGGCCTTTTTTCCTGACCATTCCGCGGTTTACGGGGTGGGTGAAGGACGGCACTGACAAAAACATCGTCACGTTGCCCCTGATGGAATTTCCCTTTCCGGTGCGAATCAAGCGGGCTTATGCCAGCGTCCTGACGGCCCCCGGCGCCGGTAAGACCTTGGTGTTGGGCGTCAACGGTTCCGCGGTGGCCACCATCGCCGAGGCGGCGGTGGTCGGCGAGGATGAAGCCCTGGATATCGCCATTGCCAAGGACACCAATGTCGTGCCGACCGCCAACGAGACCGCGGCGGGCGCCGGCGCCAATGCCGACCTGGTACTGGTCTATTACAAAGACGACGGCGAATAAGGCCGGGTAAAGGAGAAAAACCCATGATCATCAATCAAGAAAACCTGGCAAATATTTATACGGCGTTGTCCACGATATTCAATGCCGCCTTCCAGCAAGGACCCGAACCCTGGTATCAGCGGGTGGCCATGACCGTGCCCTCCACCGGGGCGTCCATGGATTATAAGTTCCTCCTGGATTTCCCGGGGATGCGCGAGTGGATCGGGGACCGGGTCATCAAGTCCCTGGCGGGCAAGAAATGGATCGTGGAAAACAAGGATTGGGAAGCCACCATCGAGGTCTTGCGGAACCATGTCGAGGATGACCAGATCGGCCTCTACAACCCCATCGTGGCGGCCCTGGCCTTCGAGGCCCGGTTCCATCCCAATAAACTCTTCCTGGACCTGATCAACGCCGGGGCGGCGGGTGATTGTTATGACGGCAAGAAATTCTTCGCCACCAATCATCCCATGCGCCGGGGCACGGACGGCTCCAACCTGGACGCCGGGGCCAGCACCGCCTGGTATCTCATCGATACCTCCAGGCCGGTGAAACCCTTAATCTTCCAGAGCCGCAAGCCGGTGCAGCTCGTGACGATGGACCGGGAGACGGACCAAAACGTTTTCATGCGCAAATCCTACCTCTATGGGGTGGATGCGCGCTATGCCGGGGCTTACGGCATGTGGCAACTGGCCTATAAATCCACCCAGGCCCTCACCGCACCTTATTATGCCGCGGCCCGGGCGGCCATGATGGCCTTGACCAATGCCGAAGGGCGCCCCTTGGAAGTGACCCCCAACCTGATGGTGGTGCCGCCCTCCCTGGAGGGCACGGCCAGGACGTTGCTGAACGCCGAAATCATCATCGGCGACCCCACCGCCGGCGGCAGCCAGACCAACGTCTGGCGCGGCACCGCCGATCTGTTGGTGGTGCAAGGTCTGACGTAGAAACTTAGCGGTCTTGGCGTCTTTGCGTGAGGATAAATTTCACGCAAAGGCGCAAAGGCGCCAAGGGGAAATCATGGGTTACTGCACCCAGGATGATTTACTGCGGCTGGTTCCTGAGGGGGAGTTGGCCCAGCTCACCGCGGAGGAAGGCGAGATCCCGGACGAGGCGGTGGTGGCTCAGGCCATCGCCGCCGCGGACGCGGAGATCGAATCCTACCTGGCGGTGCGCTATACCTTGCCGCTGGCGGAGACGCCGGCCCGGGTTAAGGCCCTGTCGGTAGACATAACCGTTTACCGCCTCTACACCCGGCGCGGCATCAGTCCGCCGTCGCGTCGGGAGAATTATGAGGACGCGGTGAAGTTTTTGAAGGACGTGGCCGGCGGGCGGGCCGAGATTGTGGGCCTGGCGGGAGTGGAAGCCCCGGGCGCCGCCTCCGAGGTGGTAGAAATCAAAAGCAGCGAGCGGGTCTTCTCCCGGGACAAGTTGGGGGATTGGTAATGGCGGGAGTGAAAGTCACCTACCAGATCATCGGCGAACAGGCCCTGAAGGCGCTCACCGGCCTAGACCTGCGCACCCGGGACCTGACCCCGGTGATGCAGGACTTTGCGGGCTACATGCGGGGCTCGGTGCAGCGCAATTTCGACGCCCAGGGCCGGCCCACCCGGTGGGCGCCGTTGAAGGCGTCCAGTGTGAACTCCTGGCTGGGTAGGCGCAAAAGTTGGGGCACCAAATCGGGCGGGTTGAGCACCAAGGGAGCCGCGGCCCTGGGTGGCCGCTTGGTCCTCACCGACACCACCCGGCTGCGCAATTCCATCAATTTCCGGGCCCTGGCCCGGGGGGTGGAGGGCTTCACCAACGTCAAGTATGCGGCCATTCAACATTTCGGCGGCCAGACCGCGGCGCACGAGATCCACCCCCGGATTAAGAAAGCCCTGGCCTGGCCCGGCGGCGCCTACCCGGTGAAATTGGTAAAGCACCCCGGCTCCAAGATTCCGGCCCGGCC